GTCTTGATGCCCTGCATCGCCAAGAAGGTGAGTGGTCCAACGAGGAACGGCGTGGCCAACGACAGAACTAGTCCAGTCATAACAACCTCGGGTTAGGTGGAACTGGAATCCAAGCGCCCTTCGATATGGGCGATCTTGGTCATCGCGTCGCGCAAGAGGGAGTAAATCTCACTCATGTCACGGCGCATATCCCGCACATCACGATCCAGTTTGGTGACGGTGGCGCGAAGTACGGCATAGCTCATCGCCGCGCCGATGACCGCAGACACCAACGGGACCGCAAACGAAATATTACTCATCGGCACTCCAGTCGCGTGTTGAAGGAACGTCGCGCCTATCGCAGACACGCCTCCCACGCTGAAGCTAACATGGGCTGGCGTCATTCGTTCTTCCCTCCGCCCAGTTCAATGCGCTTTGCATAGTACTTGTTGCGGATGCGCTGCAAGTCGGCTGCGGCTTCCTGCATCAGTTCCTTGCGGCGCTGCGGCGATTCCGTGTTGCGGAGCTTGGCGTTGCGCTTGGCCTTCACAGCGCGAAGCTGCTCCATAAAGTCCTGCCGCTCGTACTTGGCCTGCACCCCGGGACGCACAAGCTGGGGGCGCACGCCAGCCAACCCCATCACATCAGACAGCAACTCGGCGCGGTTCTCGCCGGGGATGGCGTCTTTCAGGATCTTCTTCCCGTAGTACGAGACAGCGGTAGGCGTGACGAACGGAAGAACTACATCTTCCGCAATCATCTGTGCCTTCTGCATCGGCGTCTCCCCGCCCGTCATCCACTTGCGCCCCGTGAAGGGATCAATGTTGAAGGCGCGAGAGGCTAGTTCTGGGATAAAGCCAGACGGCTGGAGGATGGACGCGCCCGGGACTTCAGGGAGCAGCTTGCCCACCACCGATCCCGGCGCTGGACTGCCAGAAAACAGATTGACGGGAGTGAAGCGCGAGATGTCAAAGGTGTACTGCTCCCCACGTTTCGGTTCCGCGCCCAAAGCCTTGGCCAGCGGACGCATCAGTGCATCCACCTGTATTGACCCGGGCATGAGGTAGCCCAGCGACTTGCTCTGGCGCTGCTCAGGGCGCAGGTCGCGTTCCTGCACTGGGGTGTACATCCGGCGACTGACTTGATCCAGTCCACCCCACAGTGCCGCCAGTGTCACCCAGCGTGCTGGATGCTCCATAATATCTTCCAGCAGGCTGGGAATGTACTTCACGGGGTACATGACGAACGGCGAGACCGTGTTCTTAATCCCCGTCAGCAACGGCGAGCGCGTGTCGTATCCGGGGAGAACGCGCTCCACTTCGCGCAGTGCCTCGTCCGGAGCCATCTTGTTGTCGAGGAACTTCTTATACAGCGCCACGCGATAGATGCCGTCCTCCAGCGCATAGGCTTGCTGGGCCTTCTGGGACATCCACCCAGCCACCTTCCGCGCATTGCCACGCGGTGTGATGCCCCGCGCTGTCAGGGCCTGCCGTGTCTCTGGGCGTGTCGTCTCCACCAACTGTTGGAGTGTGCCCTTCTGGGAGGCCAGCCCACTCACGGCCATGTCGCCATACGTCGGGATGCCGCGCTCCAGTACCCCTGCTTCCGCGAGCGCCTTGGTCGCAGGTCCGTAGGTGCGAAGATCGCGTAGTGCCGCGTTGAGATACTTGAGCTGCTCCAAGAGCGGCAACCCGCCCATGTGGACCTTGGAGGCATTGGAGATAAAGTTGCCGACATGGGTGCCCGGGTTGTACACCGTATGCACTTTCTTCCAGAAGCGCGTCAGATCACCGAACAGACCGCGTGTGCCAAGTCGCTCCACGCCAAGGTCCGGCATCGTCATCAGGTACTCTGCCGCGTCCTTGCGGACCACCGCGCCTCGGAGGAAGCTGAGTTTCGGCGTATCGGGAAGGACGATGTACTCGTCGTCGCCGGAGGCAATCTCCTGCGCCAACCCCTTCATCCGGCGCTTGGCATCCAGTTCAGCGCCTCGGAACGCCTTGCCAGCTTCTGCGTCACCGCTGGCGTATGCCGCCTCGGAGAGCAGTCGGGCGTTCTCAGCCTCGTCCATTACCTGCTTGTACATGGGCGGAATCACGCCGTCGATTCCCGCCAGCGCATTGAACAGACGCGAGGTGGCGATGTTGCGCCCACCCTCGGTGAAGGTTTCCCCAAGGCGCACGGACGCCTCGCGGATTTCCCCCAGCGCGTTGCGTTCTTCGAGCGACAAGTTCTCGTTACGCACCCGCTCCGGTTCGATGCGGAAGATTTTGTTCCCCTTCCGGATCGTGACGGGCTGCATCGCCTCGGCGCCCTTGAACGCAGCATAGAACCGCTTGAGGTACGAGGCCATGCGGCGGTCATACGTCTCCTTGGAGATGATGCCCGTGGCCACCTTCTCGCGGCCCAGCCCCGACACTTCCTGCGCCACCTTCTGCGCCACAGCCATCGCAGCCTTCATCGTCTCGTCGTCCATCCCAGCACGGCTTTCGATGCGCTCGTTCTCCACAATGTCGGAGACCAGTCGGTCCCCCTGTGGCCCGAGCTTTCGGGCCTGCCGCGCCAGATCAAGGCCGATGGCGCGGTACTTCGCCATCTCCCGCTCGGCCAGTTCCACGACCCCCTTGACCTTCGGGTCGATGAGGATGTCGCGGCTGATGAGGTTGAGCGCCGTGCGCCCCTGTGGGGATTGCGCGAGCGCATCGCGCACATTAATCGCCCCTGAGCGGATCAGCGCCTTGGACGGACGGTAGCCCAGCGACGCCATGCTGAGCAGTTGCAACCCTTGGCCAGTGGCCTTCAGGCGCGGGTCCTCAACACTCTCCTCTAGCTCGTAGCCCCCAACACCCAGCGCCACCTTGGGCAGCGCCTCACGCCCGAACTGCGTCCCGAGCGATGCGCCAAACGCACCGCCCACATCGAACGCCGTACCGCCTAGCGCCTTGGTGACTTCGCCGGGTGCCGCTTGAACAGCCGGACCACCCGCTCCCAGAGCGTCGGCAGCGGCTGGGCGAACGGCTGCCTCGGGAGCGGCAGCTCCTCCGGCCAGTCGGTCAGCGGTAGCCCCTGCTGCACCCGCATCCATGCCGCCCATGCTCGCATCGCTGGGCGCCCGGAAACGATCCAGTATGGCTCGCAGCTCATCGCTGGCTCCGATGGCGGCGCGGCGGACTCTGTTTGAGGCGATGTTTTCATACGAACGGATAGAGGCTTGCTGCGCGAGCGCCTGCTCTGGCGTGAGGACGCCGACCTTGAGCGCATAGTCGCGGAACGCATCTTCCAGCGTGTCGCCTCCCCCGAAGATCGGGGTGACGCGCTGCGTGGCGGACTGGATAGTATAGCGAGGCAGGGCCTTTTGTGCGAGAGCGGCCAGCTCATCCGCTGCCGATTCATCCAGCCCATCGTTCAACACGATCTGCGCCTTGCTGGGACTGAGCGCCACCATCGTGGTGCCGTTGAATCGCTGGCCTCCGTCAGCCGCCGTAATCTTTGAGATGGCCTGCTTATACTCGCGCTCGCTCATCTTGCGCCCGAAGTCCAGTGTCAGCGCAACGGCATCGCCCTCGGGATTCGGGACAGGGAAGAAGAAGCCAAGCTGCTTGGCCGCTTGCGAGACGCGCCCCAAGACACGGGCAATGCTTTTCCCGGGGAGGTTCTGGAATCCAAGGCGAGCCGCTTCGGTCAAGCCCGGGTCGCCTTCCGACAACCACGAGCCAATCCCGTTTGCCACTTCCACTGGCAGCCCTTCGCTCTGCACGATAGGCTGCACCACGCGCTTGATAAACGCCGTGCGGCCAAGGCGCTTCTCAATCGTGGACAGGCGCTTAAACTCTCCCGGCGTGAACCCCTTCTGGTAAGAACTCTTGTACTCTACGTTGGTCACGCCGCTGGTCGGACGCTCCATCTTCAGTTCGGACGGATACGGCCCCATCATGTCGTCCGGCATGAGCGCCACCTTCTGCTCGGCGTACACCGTCCCGGGCTTTGCCTTGTTCTCGGGGCGCGTGTTGACCCAGCTATTCTGCCCACGGGTTTCCGTGGCCATTGCTCGCCGTGCTTCCGGCGAGAACATGGCGGAGTGTACGCGGTAAGCGTTCTCCTCACCAAGCGGCCCGAACTGGTGCCCGTATCCGGCATGACCGAAGTAGTCATGCACGGCGCGGAACATGTCGTTTTCTTCGGGAGACAGCAGGGGATGGAAGCTGTCCGCCTGCGTCTTGTACACCAAGAGCCGGTTGTTGTCCGCGATGTCCTGCATCATCTCGGCGCTATTCTTGTACGGCGCGGGATTATCCACAAACTCAAACTGGACGCCCTTGCCCGTCAGATACTCGTACTGCTTGCGCGTCTCCTCTGCGAACGCCCGATAGGCGCTCCGCACAGCCGGATCGTCCGGCGCAGACCGGACCTGATCGAACCAGTTCGCCACGCGCTGCTTGAACTTCTCGTCCACCTCAGAGGCGCGGGGGATGAGTTCGCCGGTTTCCCCGTACTCGGCAATAGACTGCCGCACGGTGGGAACGCCGCGCTGTCCAAGCGCCAACTGGCGCTGAGTCCACGCATCGCCAATCTTCGAGGGCGCCTCTCGGCGCATGGCACGAATCCCTACCGTCGTCCCCACCGACCCGATCCCCGCGCCAATCGCCCCATACAGCAACGCTCGCTGTGTGGCGGTCATGTCGTCGTCTGGGCGATCCGTCAGCAGGCCGATCCCTGCGCCAAGGCCACCACCGCCAATGGGCGCCAGTACGTTGACGTTGGCAGCGCCGCGAGGGATGATTGGACTCGTGGGTTCCGCTGCTCGCTGCTGGCGACCGGCTTCCGCCGCCGCCTCCAACTGGCGCGTCGCCTCCATGTCCGGCATCGCCATAGCGCGACGGTCATCAATGTCGGCCTGAATCTGCTGGGCACTCTGCGCCATCTGACGGCGCAGGTTCTTCTGCTGCCGAGTCGTGCGCGGACTCAGGGTGGTGGGGACTTCGATAGTCTGGGCAACATCAGCGGCGGTGCGACCTTGTTGGGCCGCTGCCTCAAGGCGAGCGGACGGGGAAAGTTCGACCTCGGGCGCTGCCGCAGGCGCTGGGCTTGGCGGCGCATTCCGACGCTGCGCTCGCTGCTCCTCCGCAAACTTGATTGCCGACTCCAGCATCTCGCGCTCGCGCCAGCCAATCGGCCCCATCGGGATGGCTCCGCGCCCAAGAAGTCGTGGTGCGGCTGGCGCAGCAGGCGTCGTGATAGGACCAGTAAGCGCCTCCTCTGCGGCAGCGACTGGAGCAGCTTTTGCCTGCTTGCCAAGGATACGCGCCAGCGGAGAGATTAGCGTTTCTCCGATGATGCCTCCACCAGTTTCGAGCGCAAGGTCTCCAGCCATGCGAGCGACTGGACCCGGGCGCTTGCCAGTGAGATTTTCGACAAGAAGGCCCGTGGGTGACTGGCTCCCGTCTGCAACCAACGCGCCGGGGATTGAGACAAGAGGCGCAGACGCAATCGCGCCTGCGATGTTGCGCCGCACGATCCCAGCCCCTGCGGCTGGCGAGAGTAAACGCCCGAGTCCCGATGTAGCTCCAACCCCTTCAGCAGCGGCCTGCATCCCCTTTGCGCCAAGCATCGTCGCCAGTATGTCAGGCGCCGCATACCCTGCGATGGACGCAGCGTACTCCAAAGGCGTTTGCGCTTCCGGAACCTTGGCTTCTAGTTTTTCCGCCGTTCCCCGAACCTGCTGTCCAAAAGCGGCACCCTGCGCTCTAGCTGCTGGTAGGTCAGCCACAGGCCGTGCGCCCGGGGATGGGATACCAGCCATCATCTCCCCGAGGTTTGCTGCGATGTTCATTCCACGAACCGCCGCCCGATTCAAGAAGCGGGTTGTCAGCCCCGGGCGATCCTCTGCAACTGGCGCTGCCGGTGCCGGAGGTTCTACAACCCCATACGCCTTTTTGTAGAATTCATCCCGCTGGCGTACATACTCATCACGCATCGCCTTCTGGCGTTCATACTCGGCGCGAGACTTGATCGGATCAGGCATGAGCTATGTCCGGTAAAGATTTACTTCTTGGGCGCTTGGTTTTTGAGCGGACCCATCGCACTGCTTTGGAACGGATTCGCCGTACCGCTTCGGAACGGATTCATCGGACTCTTAGACCATTCATCAAGACTCGGGAAGTCCGTGGGCGTGCTGAGGATTGAACGGAGCGCTGCCGCAAATGCTCGGACTTCCTCCGCTGTCTTGGGGCGTCGCGTCTCCACCCCAAACTCATCTTTGAGAATGACATCCTGCTGCATATACCTTGCAATCTGCTCTTTGATGTCCTTCTCTGTCATGTCGCCAGATTTGAGCATCTGCGCCGCATCAACCCTTGCTCGTGACTCCGCTGCGGCAGCGTCACTCTGCCGGATGTTTGCCTTGAGCGAAGCAAGCTGTGTCGGAGACAATGTCTCAATTCCCAGCATCCCAGCATCCACGCCACCCAAAGCCAGCCGCGCCTTGTTGATGTCTCCGCCAAACTGCGGCAGTGCCGCCAATAACTTAGCCTGCTCGTTAAGTCTGGCATCAGTCGCTGCCGTCGTGTCCTGCTGCGCGGCCTGCTGGAGCGCGATGTTCAGCGCCATGTTCTCCTGTTGCGTGGGCTGCATCGCATACCGCTGATCGCCAATCCGCACCGTGCGCGGACTCCGACCTTGGAAATCGCTGATTACGCGCTCGACTCTGGACATGGGCCGCTCAGGGGCAGTCTCCATCGCCGCAGGTGTCCCAAAGGCCGGGGGCGCCATCAGTCCCGCCCCACCGGCTGGCGCCTGTGTCCGCTGGGCAATCGCCTGCCCCAGCGTCGCAGGGGACATCGGAGGCGGGTCCGCTGGCGATGCCGCCAGTGGCCCAACCTTCCCCTGCTCCTGCGGCAGCACATCTTCTACCGGAGTCAGCCCTGCGGCAATGCGCCGGAACATGGCCTCCTCGGCGTCTTTGCGGCGCTGCTCCGCCATCACCTCACGCTGCTGGAGTCCCTGCCCTACGCCGGTTGCTGCGCCCAGTGCCGCCCGGAGCGCCGTCATCCCGCCAAATCCTCGTCGTGCCATGATGTCGTCTCCGGAGTCCTAAAAGGTAGCGCGTGAATCCCATGACGACCCGTTCCATACATGATACTGGCCGTTTGAGAAGTAGGATGCGCCGGGGTAGGCCTGCACCGACTGTGATGTTCCGGGGATGGTGGTGTTCGTAGTTGGCGGAGCACTGTTCGCCAAGTACCACTTGCCGTTTTGGAATACCGCCCACCCAAAGTTTGTTTGCTGGTACTGTCCGCTAAACCGACCCGTAGGGAGCGACGAGGTATAGGCGGCGGGGAATTCCTGTAAGGTCCCCGTTCCCTGCGTCGTGGTCGTTGGCGTCTGTGTTGTCGGTGTTGGCGCCTGCGTGGTGGTCGTTGGCGTCTGCGTAGTGGTGGTATTGGACCTAGTCGTCGTGGTGTTAGACCCAGTCGTCGTGGTCGTTGGCTGTAGCACCCACGTTCCACCGGTAAACCGGAAGGTCCGCCCCGCTCCGTCTGTCCAGACCTGTCCTTCCACCGGATTGGCCGGAGGACTACCCACCCTCTCGCTCGGTGTGGTCGTTGTCGTAACGCCCGTGTCTCGCGTGGTGGTCGTCTGGTTAGTGTTCTGCGTTGTCGGCGTTCCGCTTGACTGCGTGGTGGTCTGGCCCCGCCCCAGCAGATTGGCAAGCTGCGTGGGGTCAAGGTCCTTGAGCGCATTTGCCAGCGCCAGCAACGTCTGGCTCCGAGCGATCTGCCCCTGCACTGTCTCTGCGGTCGTGCGCGTAAGGTTGCCGCTGACCATGTCGTAGATGTAGCCAGACGCTTCCGTAAGGCCCAACTGACGACGGAGCTGCATATCCAGATCAGCCTGTCGCGCTGCTTCCGTCTGCGCTGCGCCAGCGCCAGCCACGACCAGCGCCCCGTTGGTATCTACCGTGTACTGCCTGCCGGTGATCTGCGACATGATCTGCGCGTTCTGGAGATTCTGCTGCAAGCGGTCCAGCGTGGACTGCCCACCCAGCGTCCCCGTCAATCCCGCTCGCTGCAACTCGGCAGCCAACGTGCCGACTGCCGCCCCGCCAGTCCCAGTCTTGAGCGTGATCGCGCCGGTCTGCGGGTTCACATCGTACTGCTGGCCGGTGATCTGCGACAACTGCGCGGCTCGCGCATAGGCGTTTTGCAGCGCGTCCTGCGTAAGCGCTTGCGCTGTGCCCGTGCCGTACAGTCCGGTGACTCCCGCCTCTTGCAGCTTGAGCGCTTCCGCCGCTCGCGTGTCTGCTGAGGTGCGGACAGGATTGCCAGCCGCATCACGAAGCACCACGACATTGCCAGTGGCGTCTACCGTGTACTGAACGCCAGACTGCTCAGACAAACGCTGCGCGTTCTGGAACGCCAACTGGCGCTCCTGCGTCGCCGTCTGTCGGGCCTGTAGCGTTTGCGGTGCGGCGGCTCCCGCTCCGAGCGTACCCGTCAGTTCCGCTTCCGCGATCTGCTGCTGCCCCAAGAGGCGCTGGAGTTCCAGCGACAACTGGCCGGTTTGCCCCATCGCTGCCAAGTCAAACTGCCGCGCCGCCTGCTGGGCTGACTCCTCAGCCTGTGCAGCACGGAAGGCCTCATCGCCACCGGCGCGATACTGCTGCTCGCGGAACTGCTCCAGACGGAGCGCGTTCTCAAAGTCGGCCAACTCCGTCTGCCGCCCAGTCTCGTACTCCGCCAAGTCCTGTGCGCCAGCCAGCTCCGCAAAGCTCTGGCCAGATTGCAGCAACTGAGCGCGATCCTGCGCCTGCGTCTCTGCCGCTCGCTGGAGGAGCTGCGCGTCGAGGTCTGCCAAGGCGCGAGACTGTGCGCCACCCAGTCGGGCCAGCCCAGAGCCAGCAATGCTGGACGCGGACAATCCACGCCGCGCCAAGTCCTCGTTCAACTGGCGCTGCTGCTCGGTAAATTCTGACTGGAGGTTCGCGGCCTGTGCGCCACGAATCTGCTGAAACGCCTTCGTATCAAAGCGCGACGGCGCATCGCCAAACGCCTTGAGCTGGTCCGCCAATGCCGTTCGCATCGTGGACGCTTGCTGGCTTCCGCCGTACTTGTCTAGCTGAGTCGCCTCTAGCGGCTTAGTCGGAGGGGCAGGACGAGCCATGCCTTCCTTCTGCAACTGCGCGAAGGTTTTGGCAGGCGCTGGCGGTTGCATAGCGCCCGGAGTTTGGGTGGTCGTGCGCTGCTGCTGCGCTCGCTGCCCATAGACGCCCTGCTGGCCACCGCCCGTCGTGTTGGTGGTGCCCAGCATTTCGTTGTATCCGGGGAGCGACCCGAACGCGGTGTTGAAGGTGGCCATGAAAGTCTCCTATCGTCCGCCGAAATATTGCGGGAAGTTCTGCGTCGCGTAGGGCATGAGAAGCTGCGCGATCCGGCGACGGCGCTCCTCCTCCATCTTCGCCTGACGACTTTCTTCTTCAAGGCGCATCCGGTTGGTCTCGGCGTTCATCACCGCCGCGTCAGACGCCGCATCGGGAAGGGCGGATTGAATCCCCTGCCCCGCTAGCGTGAGCAGGTCCTTGTTGGACTTGGCAAACTCACTGGCTTGCTTGAACATGGACGGCTTTGGCTCGGGGGTTGGCATCCCCGGGGTCTGCGCTGGCGCCTGCGCTGATCCCGCGCCACCGCCAAAGAACTTGCTGATTGGGCGATTGTACTCCGAAAGCGCCTGTGACGCCCCCGCCTTGCCGCCCGTCAGCAACCCTTTGACCCCAGCGCCAGTAGCGCCCTGCCCATACCCAGCCGCTGCGCCCTTGAGCGCCCCGCCCGTATTGAACCCACTGAAGTACCCCTTCCCTTCGGTGTCGCCACCCAGCGCCGCACCAGCCAAGACGGCGAGGGGCATCCCAACGCCCGGGATCGCGCCCAGTGCCATCGGGGCCAGCGCCTTGATGACGCCCTTGTTGCGGTCATACAGCCCCGCCAACCCACCACGCTTACGAGCCATCGTTACTCCGTGGCCTCAGAGGCCGGTTCGAGAATCGGCGCATCCTCAACGGGGAGCGCCAGTTGCACATAGGTGTGGGCGAACACATCATAGCGCCACCCATCTTCCGGCTTGAGGTCCGGGGCGGCATCGAACGCAACCTGCGCGATGCGCTCCATCTCCTGCTGGAATCTAACCGCAAACTGCTGGGAAATTGACACCAGCCCCTCGTTGGCAGCGCGGTAATCCAAAGCGACCGGGACGGTCATCAGTAGCCCCCCTTCCGCTTGGCCACGACCTTGCGGGTCGTCTCCGGCATCTTGGCAAACGCCTTCTTCGGCGTGGCCTTGATGAACTCCTTGGCCACGGCCTTGCTCGGACCATCCTTCACCTTGCCAGCGGCAGCCGCCTGCATCAGCCGGTTCTGGGCCTTGCTCTTGATCGGCATTACTTGGCTCCTGTCCGCGCCACGGCGGCGTTATCTACGAGGTTGGGGTACGGTCGCCCAGCCGCCTTGGCACGGGCTTTGGCTTGCGCCTTCTGGTCGGCGCTGAGTTTTGTCGGCTTCTCCCCCTTCGGGGCAGGCTTCTTCCAGAACGCCACTTTGCGCTTGGGCATGGTTAGACGCGGTGGATGGTGACAATGACAGACGCCGCCGCTGGGTGGGGGCCAGACGCGGCAATGGTTTGCAGGGAGACGGCGGTGTTCGTCGTGGCCCAGAACAGCTCGACGTAATCGTTCGCGTTCAGCGACAAGAAGTAGTTCCACGCGGGGAGGATATGGCCATCCACGGACCCGTGCCGGTTGGGCACCGACACCTGCCCGTCCGTGCCAGCGATGTTCGTCCCGTTCTTCTTGAGCCAGATGTCGATGTCGTGGATCGACGAGTCGGTATTCACGAACTGGGCGCTGAACTGCAAGTTGTACACGCCGGTCGAAGGCACGGTAATCCGCGAGTTGCTAACCAGCGTAATGCCATCCGTTACGTCTGCCGTGTTGAACGTCATGGCGTAGCCCGTGTTGGCCGCTGCCGCCGTCTGGTTCGTCGTGTCTTGCCATGCACCAAACTGCCGGAACACCCACGCCGACACCCACGCCGCGCCGGTGTAGTAGTACACGACCCCCGTGTCCGTCCCGATCCATGTCGTTCCCGCCGTGGCGGTCGCGGGACGGCTGGCTAATGTCCCGGACTGGATGTGGATGCTGGAGTCGGCATCGTGCGCGACATAGGCCGTGCGGAGAGCGTTGTCGTTCCCCCGGACCTCATTCGCGTCAATGAGGCCCGTGCCCCGATTGACGGGGAGGACAAACGGCTTAACCGCGTGAGAGCCGACAAGCGCCATCGGTTAGCTCTTCGGCGGGACAGGCCATGCGGGAGGATGGAACGGGTCCGTCACGGTGCCCATGTAGTCACGGAGCTGCTGCCGATAGACGCGCCACGCGGCGACCTGCTCCGGCGTCAGCGTCACATCGGGCAACTGCGTCCAGTCACAGGCATAGAGCTTCTGGTCCCGAATCCGGCGCAGGTTGCCAAGCGCGTTCTGCTTCGCCTTCTCCATTTCCTCGGGCGTGAACGGCGTGTTCACCCATGTGTTCGTGTACGCATCCTTCGCCGCGTCCCAGACAATCGGGCCGTCGTTCGTGTGCTCGAACTGCACGGGCGCTGGCTGTTCCGTGTACTTGAACACCGCGTACCCGAAGTCAACGAGGAACGAGTTGTCGGGCAGATCGGGGAACGAGGTCTGCGGGTGGATGAGGCGGAAGTTGGAATACGTCAGCGGGTAGTTGACCGGCTGGCCGTTCTCCACCTTAATGACAAGTAGATCGGAGTCAGACATCAAGACAGGCATAAATATTCTCGGTTAGACGTTTGCGGCGTTGGACGGATAGCTGCGGCCATCACCCCAGATAATACGGACAGCACCGGCGCTTCCTGTGGTGTTTCCAGTTCCGTAAATATCAATGATTGTTTCGTTTGGGATGTCATATTGCATATACGTCCCTTGACCACCACCCCCACCGCCAGCATACGGAGAACTTGTTCCACCATTACCGCCAGCACCTCCGGGCGATGTACTAGAACTGCTAGTTGACCCAGCAGCTCCCCCAGACCCATTTACGCCAGAGCCGATGATAGATGTTCCTCCACCAGCTCCACCCCATCCAACGTACACGTATTGATATGGATATTGGTTATCAACAAACGTAGCTCCTCCGCCGCCACCACCACCACCGCCACTGTTGGTTCCGCTGGCATTTGATCCGGAATTACCGCCAAAATAACCACCATCACCGCCATTACCACCGTTAGCAGAATATCCAGCGGCCCCGCCACCGCCGCCGCCACCGTTGCCTCCATTTCCTCCAGTTCCTCCGGTGTATCCTGCGCTACCAGCAGTGCTCGTACCGCCACCAGTGCCATAATAACCAGAGGAACTCGTACCTCCAGTAGCTCGAACGTGAGTAATAGTTCCACCACTAGCGGTTACGTCAGATGTTCCACCATTAGTGCTGCTGGTGATTCCACCAGCGCCAACGGTAACGCCTATTGACTGTCCCGGAGTGACACTGATGTTGTTTTGATAAGCAAGCCCACCACCTCCTCCGCCACCACCTCTCTCGCCGGTCCCTTGGTTCCAAGGACCACCAGCACCGCCCCCACCAATGCACACCGCGCAGATTGATGTGACCCCAGAAGGGACCGTAAACGTGTACGTTCCCGCCGTCGTGTAGGCTTGTTGGCCTGATACGGCCTTTGGTGTGGCCGCCATGAACATCCGATCAGCAAGCATAGGTCAGGTCGTCACGAAGTTTTGGGCGGCGGTCATGGCGTACCATGTCGTCCCCGCGTTGTTGGTGTAGAACACAAACATGTCGCTGCGTCCGCTGGTGGTCGTGATCGTCGGCGCAGTGCCTCCCGGCCACTTCACCGCCGCTGGCCATGTGATTGTGTAGCTGGTCCCGTTGGCATCGAAGATCAGCGTGAAGCTACACGCATTCCCCGTCCCAGACGGGTTGCTAATGGTCAGTGTCGTGATGTTCGCATTGCGCGAGACACGGAATACGTTGCCGTTTTCGATGTTCAGCGTCAGCGTCCCGCTGGATATAGCCGGGGTGGTGTACGTCTCGGCATAATCCTTAATAATCGGTTTCGTAAGAAGCTGATCTTCCATAGTAAGAAAGCCACTTAACAGCATATTGCTTTGAGCTACAACTATACCCGGAAGTGTAATTGTATTTGTATTCGGGTTAAACGTAAGACCAACATCCACGTTTAATGCAGATGTAGTACCGCTTGTGGCGTTATAAAGGACCGGATAAAATGTGGCATTTGTCGTTGTTGAAGAAACCGAGATGTTACCACTCGCCGCTGCCCACGAAGTCACCCCTGCGCCATCAGTTGTCAGCACATGCCCGTTGGTGCCGCCGCTCGTTGGCAGCGTCATCGCCCACGTTCCAGCCGCTGCCGCTGGCTGAACAGTCACCGTGCCGCTCGTCGTCCCGTCGAGCTTGACGTTCTTAAACGACGCGGACCCGTTCGCGTCACGCGCCACGACCTTACTTGCCGTCGATGCATCGGTCGCATCAACCGCAAAGGTCCGCGCCGCCGCACCGGTAAAGGTTCCGCCACTGGTTAAATACGTACCAGCCGTAAGCGCATTTGCTACCTGTGTGGCGGTCGTCGCGGTCGTTGCGTTCCCGCTCAACGCCGCGGTGATCGTCCCGGCGCTGAAGTTGCCGCTGCCGTCTCGCGCCACGACCTTGCTGGCCGTGTTGGCGTCCGTCGCGTCCACGGCAAACGTTACGGCGGCGCTGCCATTGAACGAGCCGCCCGTTAGGTAGCTGCCAGCCGTCAAACTATTGGTCGTCGTCCCACCACCACCGGACACCGTCGTCCATGACAGGGTGCCGCTGCCGTTGGTGCTAAGGACTTGCCCGTTGGTGCCACCACCAGACGGCCATGTGTAGGTCTGTCCGTTCAGCGCCGTGGTGCCACTGACGGCCAGCGAAGTCAGGGTGCCTACGCTGGTCAGGCTGGAGGCGGTCACGCCACTGGCAAGGGTGCTGCCGGTCAGGGTGCCAGCCGCTGCTGTCACGGTGATGTCTGCCGTCCCATCAAAGCTGGTGCCGTTGATCGTGCGAGCCGTCTGGAGCGCCGTGGCCGTGGCCGCGTTCCCCGTCGTGCTGCCGCTTGATCCCGTCACGCTCCCCGTGATGGGGTTGGTGACGGTGAGGTTGGCAAGCGTTCCCACGCTCGTCAGCGAGGACGCCGTCACGCCGGAGGCCAGCGTGGACCCTGTCAGCGTCCCAGCGTCTGCCGTCACGGTGATGTTGGCCGTGCCGTCAAAGCTGACGCCATTGATGGTCCGCGCCGTCGCCAGTGCGGTGGCGGTCGAAGCATTGCCCGTCACGTTGCCCGTGACGTTGCCCGTGACGTTGCCCACCACCCCGCCCGTTGCAGTGATGGCGCTCGTAACGCCCAGCGTTCCGGTGATCGACACGTTGCCAGCCACGGTGCCACCGGCCAGTGGCAGGTAGCTCACCTCGGCCCATGCCGAGCCGGTGTCAAAGTACAGGCGCACCGCGCCCGTGTCCGTGGTCAGCCACTTGCGCCCAAGTTCGCCAGCCGCAGGACGCGAGGCGACGGCAGACGATTGCAAGTGGATGCCAGCATCCGCATCGTGGTCGTTGTAGCCACCGCGAAGGGTATTGTCATTCCCTCGCACTTGGTTGGCGTCAATCGGGCTGGTGCCATTCACCGGAGAGGTGAACGAGGCAACGCTATGTTGTGCGACTGTTTGGGCCATCGTTATCTCCGTCCAAGCGCGAACGCTTCTAGCTGGAAGCGACTAAACACCGGCTGCGAACTGCCGGAGTCGATGATCGTGACATCTATGTAGTATCCCGTCCCACCCATCGGGATACGGTAATTCACACTGCCTGCGCCACCCCATGTGCCGGTGCCCCAGTAGGTACCAGCAGCGCCCCATGTCGAGCTGTAGGTCGGGGGGAGGCTGTACGACCCAAACGATTCGCCCGTACTCCACTGCACACGGGTCTGGTCTGAGCCGTTGAGCTGGGCGGTGAGGTAGCCCCAGCGGAGCGACTTGGCCAGCGCATCGTCGCCACAGTACAGGCGGTGCATCTGCACACTCATGGCGTAGCGCGTTCCGCCTGTGCCGTCACTGGCCGTGTTGTCCAAGAACACCCCGGGCGCATCACAGACGCTGACGTACCCAGAGGCGTCTCCACGCAAGACAATGGGCAACCCCGCGCTGTTCAAGCACTCAAACAGATAGGTCGTGTCCGGCGATGTATAGCCCGTGTCCCACGGCCCTGACCATGCGTTGAGGACCGTGTGGTACTGGTAGCAGCCGAAGTTGGGAATGGTGATCCACAACTCCTTCGTGGCGCGATTGATGATGCAGTTGATCTTATCGAAGTCCGTCGACGACAACTGCCGGATGATGGGCAGGATCGGATCGGGCTGCTGCGGGGTGCCAATCGACGCCACTTCCGCTTCGTTGCAGCGGTACAGTCCGCGCTCGGAGATGAAGTACGCAATGTTCTGACTGGCCACGATGCTGTTCTTGGCAATCGTGCCCACATCTGCCGTGACCGCCTGTGGCGCCACCGTCAGGTCGTCCTGCCCGTAGCCGGTCAAGCGCGACACGCCACGCTTGTGGAAGATCAGCAGTGAGGTATTGATCGACGCCAATCCGACAATCGCTTCGTTGCCAAACGTGCGGACCACAATCTGGCCCCCGTCTGACGCGCCAACGCCCAGCGTGTCGCCGTTGTTCAGCGCCGAGTAAAAGATGCTGTCTGGATAGTCCGGGTCTCCGCAGGACCACAGGCGCTCGTTGTAGACCGCGATGGCTGCCGCATCCGGGGTCCCGGCCAAGTTGGTCGAGAGGGTGGTGCCATTCCACTTGTTGAGCGGCCCTCCGTCTGCGATGTAGATCACATCGTTGCCACCCCCGTCACGGAAGTTGGCAAAGTACGAAGTGGTCGCAGACGAGAGCGTCCCCGTTTGGGAAGCCCATGTCCATGTGGTCGGGTTGAACGTCGAAGTAAACAACGTGCCGTTGCACACGGCCAAGACGGACACCGTCCCGTCATCCTTGGTCCATGTGTAGCCCCCCGTCACCGGCTGGGCCGCCAATGCCGCTGCCGTGCGCCGTGTCCCGCCGCGCTTGCTGATCGCGCCGTAGTCGGTCAGCCGCGCATTGATCGCCGTGCGGACTTGGTTATCCTGCAGCGCCGTTTCATCGGAGACGCTGTTTAGGCCTCCATCAAAGCGCGGCTGCGCGTCAAGGACTCGATCCCCTGCCGCCATTAGCCGCCGCTCCAGTCATACTTCTGGTCGGGGTACGCCATAAGCGTCGGGTTGATCGTGCGACGGCGCAGATCATCCAGCATCGACTGGCGTTCCTCGTTGGCCAGCGCCCGGAAGTTGTTGGCCGCGCCGACTTCCGCGCCGCCTTTCAGCAGCAGCTTGGCTGCCGCTGACGCCACAAGCACCCCTTCACTGTTGGGCGGAAACGAAATGGGGATCGCATCCGTGGACAGATCGTTCAGCGCCGTGGGTTTGTAGTTTGTGGCGATGTAAATGCTGGTGCCGCTGGCGACCGGCAAAATCTGCACCAGCTCCCCCACCAGATAGTACAGGCGGGGATAAGTCGGGAGATAGTTCGTCGTCGTTGCCAGTGGCACGTTCTGGAACGAAGTCTCATTGTACAGCACGTTCCCATCGCTGACCGACAAGAGGCGATAGAAGTTCTGCTCGGTGTCGCCACTGCCTGTGTTCAAGCTGCTGTACGGGATTTGCCCGTTGGCATCCGTCGTCAGCGTAAGCTGCTGAAACGTGTAGTATGGCGCGGCATTGAGGATGTTCGACCACTCCTCATCGTACACCTGCGCCAACACCGTCTGGATCGCGCTATCCGTCCAGCGCGTAGACCCGACCGCGTCCATGTATTCACGAGTTTGCTCAACCAACTGCGCTCTGGTCACGGTGGGCATAAGCGTATCCTATCGAACCTTGGGGGGACGGCCACGGCGCTTCGGCTGGGCGGTTGGATTCGGGGAATCCAACACCTCGGCCATTGCTTCCTCCATCGCCTGTTGCACGGGCGCCACGCTGTTGTACTGCCCCATGTCGCGCACCATGTTGCGGACCTCGTCTGCCGGATATTCCCGCATCGACTTTTCGAGGTAGGCTGGCGCTTCATCCGGGGAGCAGGTCATCGGCAAGTAGCCGATAATGTCGATGCTCCGATTGGGGTCAATCTCGTTGGACTGGATCATCGACCAGCGTCGGTCGTTCTCCGTCCAACGCAGACAGATCGCCCAATGGGCATCCACGGAATCTACATACGCAACTCAAGGCGGGGATGAACAAGCCGGAGCCGCCGCTGAATCTCGGACGACGGCTCCGGGTTCCCCCGGTGATTTAGCACCACCGGATCAGACATCAGCTCTGGACCAGCAGCTCAACGTTGACCTGCAAGTCCACGGCTGCCGTCGTCACCGTGTTGTTCGTGGTCACGACAAAGCGCACGGTATCCCCCGTGTCCAGCAGCTTCTGCGCGTCGGTGAGCGTGGTGAGCAACGTCACCGCCGTCCCTTCGTGCGCGGTCAGCGCCTCCAGATCGACGTTGTCCGTCAGCGCCACCGCTGCGTCCGCCGACGCATCGTACTTCTGCAGCACACCAAGGATGGTGCCGCTGGTCGAAGCGGGGACCGTGCCAGCCGACACGACGGCGCGGTTGATGATGCACTTTGCCGGATGCCCACCAAAGTTGTACGTCGTCGTCGTGCTGTTACCGATAGCCGCATTGCAACGGCCTGCAAGCAGGTTCGGCATGACGCCAAACCGACCGGCCAGTGGGCTAAAGAAATTGCCCATGGAACACTCCTCAAGAAAAGGGAAAGGGTGAGGGGCCGAAGCCCCCCACCGTTACAAGGATCAGACGACGTGCGAGAAGCGAGCCGTATCGGTGTAGCCTACGATGCTGCCGTGCGCGTTACGCGCCAAGCAGGCAAGGTTGCCGTACCACGCATAGGTCGTCTCAAACGCATCGCGGCCCTGAATCCAGCGCCACGGACCCGCGCCCTCAAACTCGACGAAGCCCCAATCCTTCGCATCCACCCACGCCAGCGACGGGATGTGGAGGAGATAGATGGTGCCAGCCGGGACGTAGTAGTCCGTGACCATCGGGATGCCGCACACCTGCAGCGCCTTGTACCCGCCCTTGATCGTGGTGTCGAAGCCGTTGGCGTCGAAGCGGCGCTGGGCCACGAACGACTGCATGAGCTTCTGGCCGAGACCCGGGGTGGTCATGAGCAGGAACTCCTTCGGACGGAGCTGGGCGTCCTTGCCGGACACACCCGCGATCTTCTGGATCAGGACCCAGAGGTCGTCCTCGGTCGGCTGGTTGGCATCGGGCGTATCCGTTCCCGCCGTCATCCGCACCGCGTTCCAAATCGGGTAGCTGCTGGCCGACACGTTATGCAGTGAGGCGTAGCTGCCACCACGGTTGGTGATGTTGATGAGACCGTTCATGGCGCTGTTGAACGACGTATCGCTCGCCGTCGCCTTGACGATCTTGTCCGTCGCGGCCATGCTGCTGATCGCGGTGCCGAGGGTCAGCGTGGCGTTGTCGCCGCTGTTGCTGATCGCCGTGATCTGGGCGCGGCCAAGGACCGCATCCGACGCCGACGTATCCAGCACGGCGATGTAGTCACCGACCGAGAGAAGCAGACCACCCTGACCCGCGCCGCTGACGCCGTAGGGCGACGAGACGATGATGGAGGTGGTGGACGAAACAGTGCCGATCAGCGCCACGACGCCGTCCGACTTGTTGTGCAGCGCCTGCTGCATGAGCAGGGTCGAGGCTTCCTTGATTTCCTCCATCGTCTTGGTGGCGATGGTGGTGAAGGCCGCGTCCTTGCTCTGGGTGCCGACGAACGCGAGGCCGTCGATCTGACGGGTCGTGTACGCACGGACCACACCGACGTTGCCCTGCACTTCGGACGCCGTGGTGTCAGGCGGGAAGTACCCGCTCTGCGAGAACGTGGAGCCGGACGGACGCCCGACAACCACATCGAAGAACACGTTGTTGCCGCCCCAGCGCATGTTGCGGGGGCCGCCAGCCTTGGCCTTCTGGAGCTGGGCGAGAAGCGGGGTGACAAGGTTCTGCACCTTCTCACGGTACTGGGAATAGACGTTCTTC